TTCGCGTAGGAGGACGCCGAGGAGGTGGCGTTCCGCGGCGACGTTATTCGGCGGGATCATGGAAGAGAGGGTTGGGGTTTGTGGGCGTGGGTGCCCGTGGTCAAGATGCTTTGCGTAGGATGCGGTCGAGGTCGGACTTGCGATAGTGCGGTACCGGGCGAGGGGTGCGGAAGATGCGCGCAGGGATCAGGGAGGCGTCGATGCGGTATTGGATGCCGCGGACGGTGCGCCGGTGCTTGCGGGCGTACTCGGAGAGATTGACCCATCCGGCGGGCGCCTTGAAGGCTTCAAGGGCGATGGCGGCTTCGTGCGCCTGTGCCCAGGTCTTGAAGCGAGGGCTCAGCTTGTACGCCAGTCGGCTGCGGGTGATGCGTCGCTCTTGGGCGAAGCCGGCCTTGACGATGCGGGCGAGCGGCAGGGCGACTCCGGCGCGTGTCCGATAACCTAGGAGGCGGGTGACCTCGACGGTCTTGAGCCAGCCTTCGGGGGCGTCCTTGGGTTCGCTGACAAGGGCGGCGACGAGGGCGTGGGCGTCGAAGCGCTTCATCGGGCCTTGGGCGTGTAGACCTTGAGGTCGGTAGTCCAGACCCAGCGGGAGCCGACGCGGTGGACGAGCCAGACCTTCCAGTCCTTGCCGTCGACCCAGCCGGCGGCGAAGCCTGAGCCCCATCGGGAGGTGGCTAGGCGGTGCGACGCGTAAGCCATGGCGTCCTTCTGGCAGAGACAGCCGGCGGAGAAAGCGGCGCCGCCTTCGGCCTTGGTCAAGTTAACCTGGGCGAGCGTGTGCGTGTGGCCGTGGATTAGCGCGCCTCCGCGGTCGGCGTAATGCTTGCCCTGTTCGGCGGTGGCGTTCAGGCCGTGGGCGTAACCGTGGATGAAGGCCACCTGGCCGAGTCGATAGACGCCCTTCTCGGCGTGGTAGGGCAGGATGGTCTTCGCTCCGCAGCTCTTCGCGGCGGTCTTGATGCGGGCTTCGAGGTCGGCGCAGTAGTCGCGTACCAGGGCGGAGCCGGAGGTGTGCTGGAGGGCTTGGGCGCGGTGCTCATGGTTGCCCATCAGGTAGACGGTGGGCTTAGTGCGCTCAAGGAAGGCTTCGCCGGCCTCGATGTCGGAGATGAGGGACTCGGCGCCTTCGGCATCCTGCCCGGCTCCACGGCGCAGGGATCGGAAGTCAAAGCAGTCGCCGAGGTGGACGCGCACGGTCGGCTTGTAGTCCTTGATGAACTCGACCAGGGCCTCGACGGCGTTCTCGTCAGCCATGTCGCCGTGGTTGTCACCGAAGGCGACGAAGCGGGTGGGGGTGCTCATTAGCGGACGTTGATGTAAGGGATGGGCTTCCCGGCGTCGAAGGCCGCGAGCATTTCGTCACGGCGCTTGCGGGCGGTCTCGAGGTCGCTGGCGATGTTCTCGACGATGTCCTTCCCGCGACGACGCAGGCGGAACCAGTAGCAGTCGCCGAGTTTCTGCAGGTGGTGATTAGGGTTCTCGGCCTTGATATAGGCGGGCTTGTCGTGTCGCCCGGTGCGGGTGTACTTCGGGCAGGCGAGCAGGAAGGCCAAGCGGTCAGGCGTGATGCCGACCTTGGTGGCCCAGCGCAGCGTGTCAGTGTTCAGAGTTTCCATGAGCGGGCGAGGTTGCGGCCTTCGGTCATGATCGCGTTACGCGAGGACGGCCTGAAGATGTACTCCTGGTCGAACAGGTGGGAGGCCCGTATCTCGGCGATGCTGTCGAGCTCTTCGTCGTTGGCAGGGCCGACCCCAGCGGTGGCGACGTAGATGGTGCGGACCTTCCAGCCCTTCTCCCAGAGGATGTCCTGACAGACGCGCAGCTCGTTGACGTAGCGCCAATCGGAGCAGACGACCGTCTCGGGGGAGGGTTGGTCGTGGTGCTTCATGACCGGGCACCAGTTGGCGAAGTGGCGGGCGAACACGTCCCGATCCATGCGCCTAGCGAACTTGCCCGCGTGGACGAGGAAGTCGCGGTTATCCACCTTGAAATCCTCCTTGAAGAAGTCCCCATCAAGGCCGAGATAATCCATGTAGTGGTTCGCGGCCTCCTTCAGGGCGTCGGCGAAGTTGATATGCTCGGCGGGTCGCTGAGACCACTCAAGGATGCCGGAGGCGAGCGTGTCCTTGCCCGCCCTGGCGTAGCCTGCGATCAGGACGAGCGTCGGGGCGGCCATGGGCGTGGGTGCTTCGGTCACGGAATTAGAAGGGAACGCCTTCGGGCGGCAGCGCGTCAGGGACAGTCGGCTTCTGGGAGCCCTTCGGGTAGGTCATCTTATATTTATACTGAGGTTTCCCCTGCCACTCTCCGTTGGCCTCGACCTCGACGCCGACGAGGATGGTCTGGCCGCAGGCGGGGCCGATGTACTCCAGGTACTCTGCCGGTGTTGCATCCAGCCTGATCTCGTTGGTATACTTGCCGGAGAACTTGCCGACGAGCATGGCGAGCGCCTTGCCGTACTTGCTTGAGAAGTTCTTGGAGAGGCAGAAGCCCTTGTCGTCGACGAAGAACAGGCGGGCGGACGAGGTGCCGTCCTCCCACTGTTTGACCTTCTCGAACTTGGGCTTGATGAGTTTCAGCTTGTAGGTGCCGTTTGTGCTGATGGAGGTGAGCGGGGGGCGGTCGTTGTTTTCGGTGGTCATGTTGGTGGGAAATTAGGCGTCAAGGGCTCGGGCCTTGCTCATATTTTTGTGGTAATAGGCGACAGCGTAGGCATCGCAGAAGGCTTGCTTGTCGACCCATGCCTCCTTGTTACATACATGGTAAGGCCAAGTCTCTCCGAGCCAGCCTTCCCTTTGGCAACCGGCAAGTATATCGTCTCCATCAGCCTGGTAAGACCTCCAAGTGACAGAGCCATTTATTTTCTGATCAATGGTGCAATCGCCACGGACAACCCATTGGTGGTTTTCAAAGATGACATCATCAAAAGAGGTAGTGGTGATGCGCTTGGCTTGAAAGCCTTTCATCACACCCGGAGAGGCCAAGGCGATAAACCCAAGGTTGTCGCCGATGTAAGGCAGATCCCTAGTTAAGGTGTAAGGAGGAAGGCTAAGTAACTGATTGATTTTCATATGCGTGGATTAAGCAAAGTTGATGTTGGTCGCGGCGCTAGGCTTGGCGGCGATGTCGATGGTGGTGATCTCGGTCTGGTAGCCGGGCCAGTTGCCCGAGGCGGTGCAGTCCTTATACAGGGTCAGCGCCTTCTCGAAGTCGAAGGCGGCGCCGGTCATCAGTTCCGGCCCTAGCTCATAAATTGCGTGGCAGAACGGTGGCTCTTTTTCGACCGCAATAAATCTAAAGCCAAGGACGCGGCACTTGTAGGCGGACTCGACGGCGTGCCGGTAGAAGTAAGCCTGGAGGGCATACTTGTATTTGCGGACGGACTGAAGGAAGCCGTGCGGGCTGGCGTCTTCGCAAGTTTTCAGATCGTAGATGTAGCCGTCATCGGAGATGCCGTCGATGGCGCACTTGACCAGGGTGTCACCGATGAAGGCGGTGAACATCACTTCCGTCTTCGAGAGGACGATGCCGTTCTGCTTCATGCAGGCCGCAGCGGAGTTGGCGACGGCGTCGACGAGGGCGCCTTCTTCGGCGGTCAGGATGGCCTTGCCTTCGTTGGCGGTGACGAACTCGGCCCACTCGGCCTTGCCTTCCTTCGTGCGCTTATCGACGTCCGGGGCGATGGCGTGCGTGGCGTTGTATGCGTCCAGCCCTTCGAGGGCCAGCTTGTGGACCGCCGTGCCCACTCGGAGGGCCTTGGACTCTTCGCGGGTGCGGGAGAGATACGCCTGATAGTGGGCGGGTGACTTGAGCAGTTCCTTGGCGCCGGATTGGTTGAGCGCTTGGATGCCGTCATAGATGACGCGTTCGGTGATGAGGTCGGGCATGGGTATGTTATTGGGTGTTGGTGGGAAATCAGAGAAGTGCCATGATGGCGTCGGCCTGATCGGGGCGGCGGCGCTGGATGGCGGTGATGCACATGGTCGAGCCCACGGTGAAGCGGGAGCAGGCGACCGGGCGGCTGGCGTAGGTCTTGCACTTACCGGAGCCGGACAGGTGCGGGCATCGGGAAGCCACCTCGGCGAAGGTGCGGCCATCGATGTAGAAGACCTCGCCGCGGGCGGCATAGAACTCGGTCGTGGTCGGGGACGCATTGATGGGGAGCATGATGCTTTCACAGCACGCACCCTTGCAGAGTTCACAGGCTGTCATCTTCGGGGCTGGCTTCTTCGACAGAGGCGGAGATACGGCGCACGTCTTCAAGGGCGGCCTCGGCGGCGTTCTCCATGGCCTCGAGCGTATTCCGCAGAACGCGCAGCTGGACGACGAGGACGTGGACGCGGTCATGGAGGGGCTTGACCTGGGCGGACTCGTCAGCGGTATCAATCTGATCGGCGAAGACCTGAAGTTCGGTGATGGCCGAGCGGTTCAGGTCGGAGAGCGTGATGAGGTCGGCGTCGTGCTGTTCGTAACGCCCGGCGATGTGCTGGACGGTGACTAACGAGCCCGTGATGTTCTCCACGAGGCGCTTGATTGAGTCGCGGTTGGTCATGAGCGGGTGGGCGTGAAGGTAAGTTCCTTTATCTCCCCATTAGGGGCAAGCGTAAAGAAGCGGACGGCGGAGCGGGACAGGGACGGGTAGGTCTTGCGCTTCCAGGCGTTGAGGTCGGTCAGGAA